CCCTTTTTCCCGAACATGGAAATATAGCGCTTGCTCAGTCGGTTGATTTCATTTTGTATTTTGATCAGGTCTTCTCCGGTTTCCGGTTTCTTTCCGAAATATTCCATATAAATTTCTTCCAGGTATGGGGTTGGCTGGTAAAGAAGGCCCAGGTATAAAGGCGGCAAAATATTCTGTATTTTGTTGTAAAGCCTAACCTGCAGCACCTCGTTTTTGAATTCCCGATCTGCTTCGCCTGAGAACATTTTGTCAAATTCGTTTATAAATTTGATGTATGCCTTGCGGATCATCCTTTCGGGCAGCCATCCAAATTTTAAGATTAGCCTGGGTTGCTCTAACTCGAACATGAGGCTCAATCTGGCCAGCGTCATCGTATGTATGCTGTGGGTGATCATCCTGATAATTTTAATCTTCGTTTGATTATTTCACCGAGGCTTTTGGTGCATGCTGTTTGTACTGCCGGGAGGCTTCCCTGGTTAAGGCCAAATATTTGACCGTATTTTGCTGTAAGTTTCCCGGTTTTTGGATCCGTTGATGTGAGGGTATAGTCGGTTGCTGTGGTGGCCATCCGGATTCCCTTATGGAATGCTCCGGTCAAATAAAGATCTGGCACACCAATGGGGGCCATGTATGTCGAAAGTGTAGCCTTGTATCGGGCATACCTCGGACGGTATTTCCCGATGGGCATCCCCTCGGCATTTTCCCCTTTTCGCATTTGCTTCCGCTGCGATTCCACGATTACTCGTTGGTTTTTTTTGGCGGCTTGCTGTTTTAGCGAGTCCAGGTCCAGGCGGCTCATTGCTTGTGCCAGATCTTTGATGGTCATTATGCATCGGCTTTTCCCTTGTAGTATTCTTCCCAGTTGCCATCAAACAGTCGCTCAAACCATTTTTTGAATTTTGTTTTTGGCCAGGTGTGTACTACTGGATCGAAGTTGGTCCTTGCCGGATTCCTTTTTTTATTTTTCGGCATGATTCCCTCCTATTTATGATGTGAATTCTACCGTCAGCGGATTGGTGAGCGAATCCACGACGGTTCCGGTCAATTCCTTGACTCGGAATTTAACGATTTGGCCTACGGCCGCTGTTGTGAATGCGACATCGAAGGTCCCATCATCGTTATTCGTTACTCCGCTGACCGTATCGTCGGTGAGCGTGGAGGATATTACCTCGATGTCTGCTGTCTGCAGATCGGCTGTTCTGATGTCGCCGCATCGTTCTGTAATATCCACGACTACTGTCGCTGTTGCCTGGGCTGAGGATTGCAATCCCATATTATAACTCATCGGCATTGCTGCTGGGAGTTCAAGCTGTGGACTCCATCCCGGGACAAATGCGAAGCGTTGCTGAAATTCGGCGTAGCTTTTGAAATTCACAAAAACAGGAAATGCATTTTCTATCGTGTCGGACATGGGGATTCCTTTGGTGATCGCATGGATCTCGCATTTGAATCCTTTGTATTCGGTATTGTCCCGATTTTTGTGTCCCATTATCGCTCCATCGGCCAGAACAAAAAATACGCGATATGTGCCTCCTTTCAAGGTTCGCATGGCTTCGTTCCAGTCACAGAAGTTAGATTCAAAATAAAAGACTCCGCTGGGGACGCCTTTTTTGACCAGCAATTTCCCCATGTTCTGCAGGGTGTTTATTTGCGGATCGTCGGTGGTGTTCTCGTATGCGACTACTGCCGATGGGCATACGATTTCGAGGTCTTCCTGGATGGCCTCTTTCCATTTGCTCAATACTTCCAGTTCGGCCTTTGTGAAGGTTTTGCTGGCATCTGTAATGATCAAATTTTCTACTGGTGCTGGGTAGGTAAGGCAGTCAAAATTAATTCCTCCCGGCATCGATGTTGTGCATAGTGTCATATGGCTAACAAATTTTAAGTGTTTTTAATTCAATATTTAATTCTATGGCATCTATCAGATCGCCTGCCACATTCGCTTCGTTACCGAAGGCTCCATCCCGGCCCCAATAGAGGCGGTCAGTCTTCGTGTGGTCGCCATTTTTAAAATGGACATATTTGCTGGCGCGTAAATAACGCAGGAATCGCTTGTAAATTCTCAGAAGTTTTTTTCCCTCAAAGACATTATCGTATCGCTGTTCGGCGGTCCATTTGGCCTGTGATTCGTATGCAATAATTATTTGAATTGGAATTCCTATAATTCCTTCCTGGTCATCTTCTTCAAAATCTTGCAATAGTGCGATCACTGGCCAGCGCCGTTTATTGTAATCTGGCGATTGGGCCATGTCATTCAGCTGATTAAAAATGTCGATCGGGTGGCCATGCTTATAATTCAGGTCCATGATAAAATCGGCAATAGAGCCAACGGTTATGTTGCCGTCGAGTTGTACGGTGATCTGGTTGGTTGATTCGTTGATCGCGGTTACGGCCCCATAGTAATATGTTGGCAGCGTTTCGCTGATCCCAATCCTGGCACCGACTCTCCAATCTGCAAAGTCGCGTTCATATTTCAGGGTGAAGGTGTAGGCTCCATCCCGGTCATCTCTGTAGGTGCTGTACTCGTATGATCGCATTGCCGTTACGGCCGATTCTATTATTTCCGGTATTGTCATAAATCAAAAATGTTAACGGATCCCAATTCTGTAAAAATCCAGGATGGAAAATCCGACTCATTTTCAAGTAAGTAATTATAAAGCGATGGCTGCAGTCGGTCCTGCTCCGGGTAACCGTAAAGTTCGAGGAGTCTGGTCCATGCATTGCTGATCTTTTGCATCAAGCTGGCATTGGTTGCATTTTCATGCATTGGCTTGATTTCTCCTGTGTAAATAGTGAGCGATGCCTGGTTTCGCTGCCACCAGTAATAAACATAATAAGCGATGAGGCTAATCTTGTCTGTGTTTTTCAGGCCGTTCCATTTTACTTCGTGGGTTTGGCCGTCGTACTGGATCTCGTATTCCTTCCCTTCAATCAATGATTTGTATGGCTCGTCATCTGCATTTTCTATCATCAATTTGTACAGGGTGTATCCGAGCGCTTTCTTCAGGATCTCCGGCTCATATTTTGTGATATGTGCGGCGATCGTGCTGTAGTCGCTTTCGGGGATGGCGTGATCCAGACTAAAATATGTTTTATCGATTAAACTCATCGCTCATTATGTTTTGGTTCCAGCTATGGCCGGTTCCGATTTAAACTATTTAAGGCGTCCCGAAATATTGTTTAAAGACTTGCCTATCGATCGTAGTTGTACCGGTCCCGGTCCCTGTATAAAGGATTTTAAATTGCCGGTATAAATTCTCGGTTGCATTTGTGTATACGATCGTGGTATCTGCTGTGGTCCCTACCCAATTAATCGCGGATCCGATGTTGGTCCAGGCGTCCATATCTGTGACTCGTCCCTGAAGTTGGATCGCTACATTGGTGTGGTTCCCGGATGCGCTGTCCAGATTTATTACCAGCGTTTGTGCTGTGTAGTAATTCTGCCCGGCGTTAACCTGCCAGTACGCAGGGGTGGTATTGGTCAGCGTATAATCTGTTGTAATATCGGCGTATGTTTGGCCGCTCAGATTGGTCGTGATCAGCTGGGCGTTTGCCTGTGGTCCTTCGTAGGAAAACAGAAACGCGATAATGGTCACTCCTAAAATAAACGCGAGTTTTTTCATTTTTTTGTTTCTCCTTTTTTTGTCGCGAGTTTGGCTATCTTGGATTTAACCAAAATGTCAACGATTGGCTTGTCCAGGCTTTTAATCTGGCCCTTTTCCAGTCCGCTTGCCTTATCGCTTTTGATTATTTCTACTAAAATTTTCATGATTTTCGGATTTTAAATTCCTACTTTTTTATGCTACCGGGGCGTCGAGTCCGCTGATGGCCGTTGCGATATCGGTTACGCTCCTGAATGCACCCTGATGGATTCCCCTGATAAGGAGGTTCAGTTCTTCGTATCCCTTCAGCGTTACCAGGTTCTTCTGGAAGTCGTCATCGACGTATCCGAATTCAAGATTCAGCGCTTTCTGGTCGTAAACTACGCCGTATGTGAAATCGCCGACTACCATTGTGTTGACCGTTACGCCGCTATTAACTACGATCGTTAATCCGCCGATCAGGCTGATCAGGCTTCCGTTCTGTGGAATGATGTAGTTGTTGTTGGCGTCCTTTTTACCGTATAGGTATTTCTCGGCATCGACCGGATTCAAAATCGCGTAATTCGGCATGAATGCTGTTCCGGTTGAAATCAAAGATTTGCAAACGCGGATCAGGTCCATAAGATTTGCATCTGCATAGCTGTTCGCGTATGATCCGGCGGCGTATGCGGTTGCCCTGGCTGTTACGCCGTATGGCTGGTTGCTACCGGTTCCGCTGTAGAGGTAACTGTCGACTTTGAGCGCGATGTTTTTGGTGAGGAAATTTTCTACCTCGCCGGCTACAAAGTCGATGTTGTCAATCATTCGCTGGGCGATTTTGATCGAATCCCCTACATTCTCGATGTCGAGGCTGTATTCCGTCCAGGCGATGTCGCTGCTGGATGGGACGGCGGCGGCTTCTTCAAATGCTGCAGCAGAGTTGGTGTTGGTGGTCTGGTCAGTATAGCGGATTACGCTATTGCTGTTGGCTCCGACTCCGCTCTGGTTGAAAAGTTCCCGAAGGAATGGGAGGCGATCCTGCATCCTTCCGGCTCCCGGGATCCTGGATGCATTCGTGTTGCTGGTAATATCCGATGTTTGGACTGTGGCCTTTACGGCGCTGGTTTCCCTTTTCCGGAGTTTACCCAATTCTTCGCGTTTTTCTGCGAGGATCTCCGGAAGGGTGAGGACCTTGCGTGGTCCTTCGGTTTCCATTTTCTTAATCTGGAGGCCCTGGGCGTCGACGGCTGAAGTTAAGTTTTCCAGCTGTTTGACTATCCCTTCGGCACCATCCTTGCCGGCCAGCTGTCCTTTGATTTCGGACAATTCTGTCGACAGGCCTTTGTAGTCTTCCGCTTTAGCGGTTCCGGCCAGCATCGTATGAAATTCTTCAAATTTCTTATTGATATCCTGAACGTGTTCCGCTACGGTTTTTTCGTTCTTTTCCATTGTTTAAAAATTTAGTGAATTAAAAAATGTTTTGACTTCGATTTGGTCCTGGGTGGATTTCTCCGGCGCAGGCGGATGGGTGGATTCTTCTTCCGGCGCATCCTTTGTATCGAGTGTTGGTGTTGCTGGATTGCTTCCCAATGGGACAGCGCTCCCTTCGATTATTTTTGCTTCTTTGACTACCCAAAAGTAACCGAGTTCGTCGGCTCTTTCCTTGTTGGCGACTTCCGGATAGTATTTTTCCCATGCATCGAATTCTGCAGCGTATTCTTCGTCATTCATTGCCAGCAAAAGCCGGACATATCGCATCCCTACGCTGTGGTTATTGACTCGGTTTTTCCGGTATTGTTCTTCCATGTACGGATTCCGGTCCTTGCGGATCTTCGATGTGAATACCAGGGCCTGGGTTTTCCCTTCAAAATTCCAGCCGAGGTCCTTCCATTTTATTTCTTCCAGGGTGACCTTGAGATCCTTTCCATCGGCTATAATTTTCTCGAATTCCATTTTATGCTCCTGGAGGTGCATGATCATTTTGTTTTCCTTCAGGCTTTTGTCCCAAATTCCGGGAAGGTGTACATCCATGTGGCTGTCGAGCAGATTGGTTGTATTGATAACTGCTTTAACCTGGAGGATGTCATCCTGTCCGGCTTCGGCCTTGTCGATGGTTTCGACCTCCATTGCTGCCTGAGTGAATGGGACGCCATCTCCCCTTTTGATTTCATCCTTTTTTGCCGCGATCAGTTTTTGCTTATTCTCCTTCAAAAAGGCGAGGCGTTCTTTCTTGGTTTCAAAGTCCGGGATTTTCATTTTTTTATATTTTCTTGGTTTACTTTTTTCCTGATCTTTTCCTTGTGCTTCTTCAGGATTTCTTCCTTTTCTTCTTTGCTGATTTTTTTGCTGCTGATGGTTGTCATGATGTTGAGTTTTTTGGTAATCCGTATGCGACCAGCGCTGCCTGGTATTGTTCTTTTGTGATTGCTCCGTCGGCCAGGGCCTTGCTCAATGCTTCGACCAGCTGCTTCAGGGATATTGCGAATTGTTTTTTATCTTCTGAAAAAACGGCGAGGTGATCGAAGTGGGCCTGGATTTCCCAGGATAGGCTTTCTGTTCCCAGGAAATTATTAATTGAGTTGATCTTTTCGTTTACATCCGGTTTGATTGTTTCTTCATAAAATTGCTTTTTTGCTTCTTTCAGGTTTGCAAATGTTACGCCTTTCTGGCTGGCCAGGATTTCGTATGGGACTCCGAAGGCATCGCAAATTCGGCCGGTGTCTTCCCGGCATTCTTCAAATAGGCCCATCTTCGAGGAGTCGATTTCCATTTTATCGTATTTCACGATCAGGTTGGTCATGATCGGTAATGCTCCGCGATTTTTCAATGCTTTGAGTGTGTGTGCTTTTTCGTCGACATCCATTGGGACGGCCTGGCCGATGTCATCGGTTGCTCCGTTGCTCATCACGCCTATCGGCATATTCAATGCGATGTTTCGCTTATAATAGGCTGCCCGGATATTTGCCAGGGGTGCTTGGAGGCTATCTATCTTGCTGATCCCTTCAACGATGTTCTTTGTTGTCACCCTATTATCGTTCAAATGGACCAGGTCTTCCCGGTTTAGTGGTACCCTGGTGGTCCCTGCTTTGTATGTGTATTTGATATTTTCTCCAGTTGGATCCAAAAAGAATAAATCGTTATCCTTGTATTCAATTTTAACGTGGCCCGGGTTGAGCGTAAACATGCCCATAAAGCTGTTGGGCCGTCCGGTCGGTGTCAAAAAATAAATATATTCGTTTCCGTAAATGTCGCGCCATAGGCTTGATTGCCTCCAAAATTCCCGGACTCCCTGAAACCAGTTAGGCCTCCGGAGAATTTTAACCAGGCTTTGATTGTTCGATTGTGGTTTTTTGGATTCTTTGCTGTATGCATCGATGATCCCGGATGCCATCGCTCTGGCCCTAATGTTTATGATTGCATTTAACTCAGGAATCTCCAAAAAGTCGCGCATGCATTGCCCTGCGGATCCGAAGATTTGTTCTGCATATCCAACAGGGACCCATGTGCTTGTTCCCTGTTGAACCGGGACGTCGGACCTGGTGTTAAATGTAACGATCGGGCGTATTCCTTTAAAACTTACCTTCATTTTTATTTCCTTTGGTAACTCATTAGTGCATATCTAACAGCGGCCAGGCCGTCGGGTTCATGGCCGTCGGGTTCCGGGATTATTTTTCCATTTTTATCTTCCTTCCAGAACCAGGTTTCTATTCCTTTCTTCAGGGTTTGGCTCCGCTCGGTAATTTTTAAATTGTATCCATTTACTTTAGTGATCCCGGCTATAATGGATCCGGGCCGCTTCTTTACGGCCAGGATATTATATTTGTGCTTTCGCATGTCGGTGATCTGAGTTTTATTCGCCGAATCTCCTATGATCAGCTGGCCCTCCGGATATTGGATCTCTTGCATTTTGTCGACTACGCTCTGGCGTTCGGCTCCTTCGATTTTCTCCGGCATCAGGTTATTTTCTGCAAAGCGTTCATCACAAATTAAATCAATTCCATCGATGTAAAGATCGACCAGGACGGTCTGGTCCGGACTGGTTCCGAAATCCATGCCTGAATTGATCCGCATGGCCATTGGTGGGATTTCTTTTATTATCTGGTATTGGTAGATCCTTCGCTCGCTGTATGATCCAAGCTGGCCGTCGGCATAAATCCGCACCCAGTTTTTCATGCTATCGGTCGCGTCTGGTTTTTTTGCGGCAGCGATCCTTCGGGCGATGTGCTTGTATTCTCCTTCCGGTATTTTCTCGTTGTCTTTGTATGTGACGCTGATAAATGCTACATCGTCCTGGAGTCGGTCCTGGGTGAGCAGTTCGGTATGCACCCAAAATTCCCGGTCCGGGTTAAAATCTATAAACGTTCCCTTGTTTGTTCTGGTGATCATCTGGTCCACAGAATTGTACGCGATCCTGTTGGCCTCGTTTATAAATAAGTAATCGCGCCTGGCTCCCTTTGCTTTGTGGAAATCCTTGTTATCTATATTCCTGAATTGGATGAGGGATCCATTCGGAAATTTCAGGTCCTTGTCGCCTCGGTTGTAGTGGGCATCAAAATTCCAGCCGGCGTCTTCAAATATGGATCTGAAGTCTGCAATTACGCCGTCCTTCAATTGTGGGTATGTTTCGGTTATTATGGTGGATGTGGTCTTCCCCTGCAGGGAGCAAATCTGAAAGAGAATGATAAGAATTGAGAATGTTTTGCTGCTGGCCTGGCCTCCCTGAATGACTCGGATCGGTTTGGTTAATGCCCTAATTTTCCAGTACGTGCTGGTCAGCTTTACGCTCATAATGCGGCCCTGTTACTTATTTCCTTCGCTATTCTGGTGATCATTTCAAAGCGTTGTTTATGATCTTCCAGTCTTTTGAGGTCCTTCCGGATCCGGCGTTTTTCCCTGATATTCTGGATTATATTCCTGATCTTTTTCATTTTTTTTGCCGAGGATTTGCCTCATATTTTGGCGTAATGTACGCAATTTTTTACATGGTCGCTTCATTTTCCATTTATTTTTTATCAATAGCTGCTTTGTTAACTTCGGCTAAGTTACTGGTATTTTATCTTTTACCGGCCCGGTTTTGAGGGATTTGAGGGATTTGATTCGCTGATGGATTTGATCTGAGCGATTCACCTCGAGTGATTTTTGCCTGATTATTTGCTCATCTTTTGCCTAAATTTCAGAATGCACCCAGCGCATCCTGGCCTCATTTATTCTCCCAATCCGGGGGCCATTCTTCGGCATTCTCGATTTTCTTGCTGACATTTTCAAAGATGATCTGGTGGTTGCTCGACTGATCTATTTCCTGTCGCTCGATGTATCCGCGTTTTTTACCTTTGGTCTTCAAATAGAAAAATACCGAGGATGGATTCTCATCCCGGATTAATTTATGCAGTTTGCTTTCCGCGAAATCCAGGGCGATTTCTTCTGCTACTTTGCATGCTTCTGCAAATTCCGGATCGTTTTTCATCCAATTATAAAAAGTTCCCTGTTTAGCAAAGTGGATAATAGGTGCTTCAAGGGCAATATCTTTATATCTTTTTGCTTCATAGTCAGAATTTGCCTTGATGAGTGATTTATCAAGGATTTCAACAAATGTATTCTTGTCGTCGGGGAGTTCACGAAATTCTATGATCCATTCATGGCCGCCTTTGCCCGCGCAGATGGCCCGCATGGACGGCGTGGCCAACGAGGACATCGCCATCAGCTGCCGTATCTTCACCCGCGAGGGTTGCCAGAACATCGTGCGCGCGGCCTTCGAGTACGCCAAGACCTTCGGCTACAAGTCGGTCACGGTGGTCGAGAAGCCCAACGTCGTGCGCGAGACGAGCGGGCTGATGGTGCG